CTTCGAACGTAGCCTTCGGGCTCGACAGACTGTCACGCATAACCTGAGAAGTCTCCCGATGCAAGGTCCCTGTCTTCGGGCAGGGCTGAGGGGATAGCAATCAGTCGGAGGGGACCTCGTACTCTTTCATCCTTAGTTGGGTGAATTTGTTACCCCTTGGGCATCCTTTTTAGTTTGCCAGGTCTTTAGCGTTCTTCCACCTAAGAACACTACTTTTTAAATCGGAATCGGGATCCCTAGAGGTTGGGATTTGTACTACGTCACGTTCAGACGTAACCCTCAGGCCGACATGTCTTCTAACATTAATACTTTATCGTTACGAGAAATGAAGCGAACTTTGAAGTTCGCCGGTTTTCTGGCCTTGTCCGATAACAAGGCTCGCTTTTCCCAGTTTCGACTGGGGAAAGCCCATTGTTGCGCCCAACTTGTGGGCAACAATATTTGTGATCGGTGCGACAAAGCACTTGATCAAGCTGGTCTTTGGGACCAGTTCAACACGTGGCTCGAGGGCCGCCACGAGTTGATTGACTCGGCCCTCCTCTCCTTGGGTGATCATCCCGAGGATGCCGTAGTTTATTCTATGGCGACACGGGGGTTGAAGGCCTCCGATGTTGAGTACGACGGGGAGCTTCTAAGCTCCCCTATTATCTTGGGACCTGCCTTCGGGTCGATCCCTCCTTCCCCGCCCTCCGACCGGGCTCCCTTCGTCGGAGTCGGTGCTAAGCACCGATATCATAAGCATAAGCAGGTGAAAGCCCTGCCCTCGCCGCCCCCCCCTCCCCCTCCCCAATCAAAGCAACCGGAGCCAGCCTGGCTCCAATTGCCCCAGCAGCCCAGTGTGGCTGCTGATTGGGTTCCGGTCGTGAAAACGACCAATAAAGTACGCGTGCCCCGGCGAGCACGCGCCAGCGTAGCTCCACTTAGGGAGCCGGTTGCGAGGCACCTGGCCTCGCGAGGATTGGTCTATGTACGACCATCCCAAAGTCCCTCCCTCTCGGAGGATAACTATTACTTCCTTATGGAAGTTAAATTCGCTTCCTATCGTAGGAAGAACGATCTCCGCCAACAGGCGGAGATCATAACTCGGATCCGGGCCCGAGAAGGCAAAGCCCAGGCCGCCGCCTTAGCGGCGGAGTCTAAAGCCGCTGCTACGCGGCTACAAGAAGTGCGAGAGCGTATTGCTCTCGCCCGGGCATACCGGAGTGCCCCACTTCCCCCGACCTTACCGTGCGGGGGGTGCTTCGGCCGATCGCGCCCAAGCCCTAAGGGCTGGGCGCACTCGCGTTCGCTACACCGAGGGGCTAGGAAACCCCTCCTCACGTTCAAGTGGCCCCAGACACTTGGCGTACCCAATGGGCATGGATACCCATCATCCAGCCCATCTGCCCCCTCCGGTGGGGCAGCTCACCCAGCGAGGCCTACCATCGGTAGGTCTGGGCCTTTCTCTCGGCCCTTACCGAGTATGTCCTCGGTTCTATATACCGGTGGTCGCATTGCGGCTACCCTAATTGTATCCTGGCTAGCTCTGGCGGTATGGATACTCGTTGCTTGCCACCAGGAACTAACCGTTCCTATGTTGTTGATCCCTCTGTGGATCACTAGCGTACACCTTGTTTACCGAGGTCGTACTATTGTTAGAAAGGGTCGCCTCCTTACTAGGGCAACCCGACAACACTTGGCAAGACGGAAAAACCTATCAGTCAGTGGCTTGTACGGTTTCTGCTATGCCAGATCGGTTCGAGAGGCTCAAGGTTATGGCCCATTTCCCCCTTTTTGGGCCATTTCTCACCTCTTGTCACGCGACAAGATTCTAGTCTTGGATAACCCTAAACGGGCCCAACCTTGGATTCACGTGATACTACCTGGTGTGACGGTCCCTCCATCTTTACGGGCTGGTGTTCGCCAGGCTTCTTGCTTACTCCCCGCTGCTCATTTTTTGCAAGTGGGGTACCTTGATACTTTTAATGTTAGCACAGAATCCCGGGATCGATCACACGAGCAGGACATCGTCGCAGAACACACTTCAAGGGCTTGCCCTAATCTGAACAATGTTCGCTTTGTCGCCGATGAGGCCCTCTTTTCGGCTAGTGTTCCACAAGGTACACCGGTTCTCTCTCCAAATACCGTTCCCCGCCAGTTAGCTGCCGAAGCCCCGGTTATAACAGCAGATGAACACCACATACAGTGGTCTAGGAAGAGCCAGTTTACTCGTGAATATCCCTGGGATGCTCGACGCTTGGTGGAGCGCTTTACTTCTTCTCCTCCCACAATACTCCTTGAAGAAGAACGCCATCTGCCCGGTGCTTGGGCCATCACGCTCAGAGAAGAAAGTCGGCAATTGAAAGACTTTGTCGGAAAGTTAGCCCCCTTGGACGGTGGTGCCACTAATCCCCTTTATACTATTTACCAGTCTGACGTCGCCACGGATTTAGCTAAGAAATTAGATACAACTTTGGCTCGTTTCCGTTCTACAGGTAAACGTGGGGACAAACTCATTACCGGTTGGGAAGCTGAGGCTCCTGCCCGAGTGGCCAAGTATCGTGGTTACGCTGCGCTTGAGGTTCATGGCCAGCGTTACTTTACTTTCTTTTATAACTTATGGACTTTGTTCTTTTCGGCCATGCTAGAAGAAACCCTACCTAATGCTCCAGTGCCCAACGCGGATACTTTCGCCTGGCGTGCCCCGGCGCACTTCACCACTATCAATAATCCAGATGTAGCCCAAGACCCCACCCGAGTAGGATCAGTTCCTGCCACCTTTGAAGTGCAACATCTGAGTGCTAAATCGGTTGCTCTACCCCAAGTGCCCCCAGCCCCCCCTGTTGGTGTTGAGGGAGAAGGAGTCTTTTGGGACAATGGTGGAGAAGGTTTGCAACAGGTCGCCGATGGTGAGGCTGTGTTCGTAGATGCGGATGGTTTGTCCAGGGAACAGATTGCTCTCTGTATTAGGGCGTTTGCTCCCCAGAGCAGGAGTTTCTCCCGCTTCTATGGTCAAGCGCCCCCGCAAACCACTCCTTCTCCATCTCGGTCACCAACGCCTACTCCACCCAAGACAGGTTCTAGCACGTCTCCAGCTGTAGGCACTGTTCCACTGCCAGCCACTACCCCCGTTCAAGAACCACGGCGTTACTATCCAACCGTTGCCACTTACGGACGTCGGAATGCGGTCCTCGGCGAGGTTCCCGGCGTATCTAAGATGTTTTTACACCATGGTAATTCCCCTATGCCTCACGACCCTCTCGCCATTGGCCGCCCCCTATCTTTCACTGCTTGGGAGGCTGATGTCTTAGGCCGTAATTCACCAGTGGCGAACCCGACTGCCAACTGGAATAACTCACCGTGGCTAAGACGTTTCCGCAGTAGCGTGATCGCTGCCACTATTAGGCATTTTGTTGCTAAGCATCATTGCGGTGCTGACGCAGAAGCTGCCCTAGATGCAGTATACTATCGGACCTTTGGCTTTAGGATAGCTGATTCCCCAAATCACCGCAATGGTACCAACGCACGCGTGGTGCGACCTGCTTTCGGAGCTAATGAGCTGAGCCTACCAAGAGATTTTACTCTCCCGGCTTATCTAGATGCCTTCCGCCTTGCTGACACCTTATCCACGGTTGCCCCTAACTGTCTAACGGCTCTGGGGGCTAAGGCTCGACACTTAGTGTGGACTGGTTACCAGGGCTGCTTTAGTGTTGCCGCTTCGATCACTTGGGCTGCACATCTGCTCAGTGTTAACGGCCAAGTATTGCATGAATATGCCAACCCTAATCCTAATGTCTCACAATACATTCGGAATCTGGTTCATGCTCTAACTGATCGGCTGTGGACTGATTCACTAACGGTGTGGAACGTATATCACAAAAATGCAACGTACATGATGTATAACTTCTGTCCTCTAGACACCACAATTAGAACTAGCGCAGCTCTTCCTCTTGCGGATTGGGCTAACTACACTTCACCCTTTTTGGTGAATGCGTATCATGAATTGTGGAGTGGACAGGTTTTTCCTCATTTGTACGAACTACCTAGCATCCACCAAGGCGTACTCTGGCCTGCACAAGAGGATAAGCCACTGATTACATTGGCAGATCCTGGTAATGGAGTGCGCCTGGCTCGCGATTTACCACCTTTCGCGGGGCGTGCCTTCTTACAGGACGGTGGAAGTACGGCTAACTTGCAGTACTACGTATCGGTTGCACAACAAGGTAATTACCGCCACGATGCCCACCGACCTCGCGACTACCATGACGTGTTTGCCGTCAACGCTTGGAACGCTCCTTTCCAGCAAGAGTTGCCAGTTGGGACTAATACGTTTGCTCTACGTTCCCTTTCTCCGATGGGTACGGCCTGGGCAGATTACGTTTGTCCAGGGTCAGTCGCTACCTACGACGTACCTCAGAATCGGATCCGCGCTCTCGGAGTCAGCCTACGCCGAGATAGGAATGTACCTGCCGGCACCTTCGACTCTATCACTCGTGATTGGCTCGAATTATCGGCTCCCGTACAAGGTGATCCTCGTATCGTCAACCCACATAACCGTAGTCCATGTATTGGTTACGTCTCACCCTTCCCCGTTCGTTTCGATCTTGAATCCCCTACTGACTTCTCAATGGCAGTTTGGGCGGATAAGGATACGCAAGTGTATACAGGGTTGTCTTTTTGGACGAGCAGTGACAAACAAAACATGTTGCCTGGTGCCCCTACCCCTGAGGCCACCGGCGGCTATACTTACTTGGCTCGTTTAGACCAAGGATTCCCGAGTAATCTCATGAACGCTCAGCCACCACCCACTTATGGACGTCCCGTTCACACTGTTCCCCGTAATCGTGTACGTTCGACCCCGCAAACCACTGCCCTCCGTGAGAAAGTTAATCAGGCAGCAATTGCTCATGCTCTAGCTGAGCAAGCCCGTTATGCTAGTCACCAAGCTGAGTTACGGGCTGCAGCTACAGAACGAGCAGTTTTGGCCTCTCACCAAGCATTACCTCCTATAGAGGAGCAAGAGATTGGAGCTCAGCCTAGTCCAGACGTACTCGTCGGTGGCGGTTTCCCTCCACCAGTTGAGCCTCCCAAGCTTGATGCCAATTCCTCTTATCCGGAATACCAGTTTGGGGAGCCACTGCACCCCTCTAGACCTGTGCCTTCTAGGTCTAGTGCACCGCCTCGGGGACAATCCACTCAACCGGCCCGTTCTGGACCCTTTGTTTCTCGAGGCTTAGGCACTCGCAAGGGTGCTAAAGCTTCTTACACTCCAAAAAACCCGGTTAATGTCAAGGAGGTGCAGGAAACCCATCCTACACTGACCGCTCATGCGGTTAAAGTTAATCCGGCAGAAGCTACTGTACAGCTAGGTGCTAAGGTCCCGCTACACCAGGAGTATTTTTCGGAACACCCTCCTGATGGTGCAACTGCTTCCAAAATCGTTGTTCCTCAGTTTCCACTCCCGGGAAGTGATACTTCTCGTACCCCCCAGGGCCAGGTGCCGGTAGTTAACTTACCTCGAAGCCTCAGCCCAGTAGTAGTTAACGATTCGGCCTCTAGCCATTTACAGGCGGGCTTACACCGGCTTGAATCTAATGTACCACCTCAGGCTTCTATGCTTGGTGGTCACCCAGATGCCTTACCTGCTGACAGTTCAGCAGTTTTTAGGCACGTCCGGCCTATACAGCCGGAAAACTAATCTGGAATGCTGCGTCAGCGGACTCCTCCGCGCAGCGTTCCCAGTATCTTTATGACCTGACTTTCTCGAATTCTGTTTGTTTGGGCTGTCCATCAGCCAAACTAATAGAGATCCGAAAATCAAATCAGACCTCGCTTATGCGAGAGCAACTACTGAAGTTATTTCGGGAGTTTCCCTCCATTAAATTGAGCGATGATAACCAGGTCATACAGGAGGATCCTATTCGACGAGATCATGATTTTCTCACGATAAGTGCCGCCCAGGCTTTTGACAGACCACCAACCTGTTTTATTGCTGCGGCTTATCGATTTGTCTATCTTGAACCTGCGCCGTCTGAGGTCTGGGAATACCTGCCGATTGAGTTATATATTCTGACGTACTTTAGTGATAGTCCCTTCGTCCGTTCTCTGCAATATAAGGATCCCTTGGGTCATATTTACGCCCCATTTGCCCCCTTGCAAGATCCGGATCATCTGGGAACGGCTCCCCCGTTGTCTAGTCATGAAAAGGAAGCTTTGACACAAGCTTTTCCTGTCGAACCTGGTCGTGCAGGAGCAAAAACTCTCCTAGACATGCCAGATACATTACGCACTTTGGGGAATAATACTTTGAGTAGGCTCATTGCTCGACGCCTTCTTAGTGCTAAATGTTCCTTCAACGCTACGTTTGCTTCGGCCTGTATCCTTTTACCCTTCATGTCGGATATGAGCCCGTTTCTTGCGCTTTGGCTCTTACGTTTGCCAGACAGAAGTTTTTGGAGCCTATCACCTAAAGAAGCAGCCAAGTTTCTGAAAGAATTGCATACCATGATTCGAGTTACCAGACTGTTACCCGGCTTCTATCGTCAATTATTACCAGAAGAGAGCCGGCAACTCTACGGTATTGACTGCCTCCCAGGACGATCGGAGCTATGGTCTTACAAGGCAGATGAAGAAATCATAATGCGAATAGGTGATCCCACGATCCGGGCTATCCCACAACTAATCCCATTAGCTTCCGGTAAAGGATTAACATATAATCCAATTACGTTGTCCAAATATTTGAAGGTTGGTTTACGTTCGGCGGTTTCCACGGCGCTCCGCCCTCGAGTCCGTATATTACCTTTTTCAGAGTGGTATGCGTTACGCATGTCTTGGGCGGCCTCTGGTGGCGCACCGGGGGCTACAGTCATTTGGAAGGAAGGAGATTCTAGCGAGCGCTTGAATAAGCGAGGTGCTCTTCTTCTCATACCTGAGGAACACATTAATAATATCATCCGATCAGCGCTTCCTCCCGTACTATACAGTAAGGCTGCCCCCAAGTTTGAGAATGCAAAAATCCGCGCCATTTGGAACACTTCCGTCGAACACTATATTATACAAGCATACATTTTGGACCAATTCGAGGGTAATTGCTTACCAGACACGTGGAATTCTGGAGCTAACACCGTTTTTTCGAAACTTCGGAGTGATATTCGTCGCCTTTACGCCCTAACAGAAAAGATAGGCCTAATGTGGGATTATTCTGATTTCAATATTAATCATACTCACGACGCTATGTGTGACTGTTTTGACGCAGCCGTTAATATTATGCTCGAACGCATGTACACCCAAGATCCTAATCATCGCGATCGGGCCATTTTTGATCTTCAAGCCTGTCTTTCTTGGGTGAAGCGCGCCCGACGTAATACCTTTCTACTAGACCCAGATTCTGCTTTTGGTGCTTATGTTTTACGCAGTATGCAGAGCGGCGAGCGCGGAACGGCTTTCCAAAATACGTTTTTATCTCGCGCTTACTCTCATGTCTTAGAGCAGGTAGCTCTTGATCTTTTCAATCGCCCGCTGTTATTAGCAGAGAATCGTTACCATCAGGGTGATGATGTCTTTAGTTTGGTTAATTCTGTTCCGGACGGTGTCTTGGTGGCTTCGCTCTTTAATCTTCTGGGCTACGCAGGTCAGCTGTACAAAATAACTCTCGATTATGGACCCCGTGGCGAATTTCTGAGGTTGCACTATGATGGAACTATCAATAAGATTAGTGGTTACCCTATTCGTAGTTTTATGGGCTTAATCGGAGGTGAGTTTTTCCGAGAAAGCGTGGTCGACCCTGGTGATAGAGCAATGGCTTTCGTTGATCAATTTTCTAAGGTTACACGCCGTGGTGGCCACCCTCCTAACGTCTTATTAAATACTTTGATCAATAAGCATGCATCTCTAACTTACACGGATCAGTCTGCCCGCAAACACCGAGTTGCGGCAGTGCTTGATTCCTTATTTACGCCTAGCGCCTTAGGCGGATACGGGGCTAATCCTATTAGTCCTGGGGGTCTAACTTTGTCTGCCAAGCATTTATCTGTCTTTCCAGCTCAGCCTTTCTCTCAACGCGCCACCCCGACCTTGTTGGTAGACCAATCAAGCACGGGGATAGCCTATTTTCTACCCAGTGGAGGAGGCAAGAGTACCCTTTGTCGACAGTTGAGCGAATTATGTGTAGATCACGACAAAGTTCGAGATTGGGATAATAACCGTAAGCTTCTATTTCCACTTTTACGCCGAGGCGAACGTGCCGGAGACTGGGCCCCACTCAATGCGGTTTACAAAGCCGATGTCCTCCCTAAAGATAAAGTGTTACTGACTTTCGGATATGATACCCTACCTACCGGTTTTGTGGCCCGCGCTTTTCTGTACGTTTTAGGCCATCAAGGTCCTCGCTACTATAAAGATTCTTTGGAAGCAGGCATCCGCCACGCTCGACAGAAGAAATTGCCTATTATTGCCTGTCAGGATTTTAACCAATTAAGGACTTTTTTGCTGACAGATGTACAACGAATACGAGGCGCCCACATTATTCGCCCTACAATGATCAGTCCTATACACTACTGGATTCCCAGTAATCGCAGCTTATCGAGACCTAGCTTTCAACTACCCCTAGTACCGACTCGCATCTTTTTTGGAGGACAACACGGTCAGATTCCAGACATCAATCTAGCACGCCAATATGGGTGTAGTAACAATGAGTTGGGGCGAGTGAAACGCCAGATTCTAGATTCCGCCCTGCCAGGGGCTTACCCCGCCGCTGATTTAAGCAGAGCTATGGCTTCCTTTGCTGCTAAACTAGAAAGCTGGAATAATCAATATTTAAGCTCTTTTGAACCGTACGTCACTTCGGTTCCCCCCTTAGTCCTAACAGAAGCCTTCACCGGTTGGTGTGACGATTTTCTATCTGCCATTTACCGACACGTGTGGAGTACCGGGGCTAGTTCTCTCGTTGCCAGATTGCGCGACTTCTATGCTAGCCAGGACGATGAGGAACCAGGTGATGTATCCGCGAACCGACCAATGTATGGAGCTCTACAATCCTTAACTCGATTAGCTGGCTTCTCTAGCTTCGCCGCATATAAAACAGCGATCTCCGCGCTCCCGGTTAATTTGGATGTAGATCCCGGCCCTGGTGCTAGGATTATCTGTGCGATTCGGAGACAACGTCAAACTGCTACATCTCGGGCAGGTAATTGGTTCTTGTCAAAACGTATCTTAGCCAACACCATGAGCCCCACCTCTCGCACTACTTTCCTTTCTAACTTAGAAGACTACTTTTCAGGGAGTATTTCCTTTTATCCCCCTATTTCTCTACCTCTTCCCCCCCCAGCTATTAGCATCTCTCGTTTAATAGTTCTTATGTTTTTGGAGGCTAACCTAACCTCTGTCTTTTCATTACCACGTGTAACCTTACTGGATTACACTGCAGTACTGGAAGCTTACACGTTACGCCGTACCATCAACATTTTACAAACCTTCCCTTTTCCGAATGGCAAAGGGACACTAACATACAGTGATTAGGTTTACTGAGAGAACC